GGAGTTTGCGAAACGTGGTACTGCCGGCAATGTGAAGTTCCTTCTGAAGAAGACCGGAGTCACCTGGTCGAAGGCTGAGTCTGACTACAGGAAGAGAATGATGCCTTTTGAAAACAATACAAGAATCATAGGAGCTTTCCTGCTGGGAGACAAGGATTATCTTGTCACCACCTACCTGTATGCCTACAGGCTGCTGCTTTTTATCATGGCACTTGCAGGAGGAGTCGTTTTTTTCATTAAGAAAGCCGATGGGACAGCTCAGACGATAGTGTATTCCATCTTTGGCGGATATCTGTTCTATACATTCTGGGAAGGAGTATATCGAAACAGCCCTGTATTTGATTTTGACACCAAATACAGGGCTATTCTTTGTATATTGTTCAATATATTGTGGTTTTGTTGGGGTTTCTGAACCTGTACATTGTGGCTTGTCGCTTATTTGTCGCTTAAATCTACAAGTCGATACTGAAAGATGAAAGAAGAAAATCCAGATTGCCCATTGAGAAAGCGGCGGACTTATAGTATAATGAAATACGTGTTATTGTGTCCAGTGAACAATACACTTACATTATATGAAAAAGAGGAACTCCCGCTATGCCAAAGGAAAAAGCAGGACGGAATAAAACCATAGATATTTCCGTTGAAGAAGGTCAGCAGTACCTTGAAAGATGTATTTCAGTAAATAACAAAGTCGAATTATCCGACATTCTTGATAGAACTATTTTAGGCGATTGCTTTGAAGTCATGCCATATCTTCCTACGAGATTTGTTGACTTGCTGGTTGCAGACCCGCCTTATAATCTTGACAAGAATTTCAACGGCAAGAAGTTCAAGAAAACAACGGATGAATTATACATCGAATATACTGAAAGTTGGGTTGAAAAAATAATACCTCTCCTCAAGCCGAATGCAACAATATATGTGTGCTGTGATTGGCAGTCAAGTTCCGCTGTCGGAACAGTGTTAAAAAGGCATTTCAACATTCAGAACCGCATTACATGGCAAAGGGAAAAAGGACGCGGTGCATTAAGTAATTGGAAAAACGGAATGGAAGATATATGGTTTGCTACAAACTCAAAATCATATACCTTTAATGTGGAAGATGTGAAGATACGCCGCAAGGTAATAGCCCCGTATAAAGTTGACGGGAAGCCTAAAGACTGGGAAGAAACGGCAGCCGGAAATTTCAGAAATACATACCCGTCAAATTTTTGGGATGACATTTCTATTCCGTATTGGTCAATGCCCGAAAACACTGCACACCCTACGCAAAAATCAGAAAAGTTGCTTGCAAAGCTGATACTTGCAAGTTCTAATCCCGGTGACATTGTGTTTGACCCGTTTTTAGGTTCTGGGTCAACGTCTGTAACTGCAAAGAAATTGAATCGCCATTTTTCCGGAATAGAAATAAACGAACAATATTGCGTGTGGGCAGAAAAAAGACTTGAAATGGCAGAAACAGACCGCACAATTCAAGGTTATGCCGATGGGGTCTTTTGGGAACGAAATACCGCCGCATTGCAGAAAAAATCAAACAATGCACAAATGACGTTGCAAGATTGGAGCGAAAATGTATAATCGTGACGCTATTAACAGACTTGTTGCCTATATACAACACTTTGACGGCATTGGTGACAAAGAAAAGCTTTCATCCATGGTCAAGAAAGAATTCAATCTTGTTCAGGATAGAAAGGTGTTCTATTCTCCTGATTTTGCTATAAGGTTCAGCAAAGCAAAAAGCAAACGAATGAGTAATACTGTATTATCGTTGTCAGCATTACAGAAATATGATGATGAACCGTTTATAGTTTGCGTTGTAACGCCCGATACCAACTATTTGATGTTGGCTAACTCCACTTTTTTGAAGAAGATTAGCCACTCTTCACAGGAATTAAGAATTGACAATATACGTGGAAGTTTCAACGGTAGCGATATTATGCTTGAATATGACTCTATGGAAAATACGCCGGATAACTTTCAAAGGTTATTTGCATATCATGCCGGACTGTCATTTCAAGATAATCTTGAACGTTTAGTTGAAAGCACAAACGACATAGTAGGACGCAATTTGAAATTTCCTGTTTCTTCTATGGATGAACGCAATATCCTTTTATCAGTGGATAGGGCTGAACGCTTTTTGCAGTCTCCGGAATATGTTGATTTGAATAATGACCTTGATAGTAGAGTATCACGGGTTCAAGGCGAAATTGCTATTGCTGCATTCATTGATAATGTCAATATGCGCGGTCGGGTTATTGAATATCTCATTACGGATGATGGGTCTACTTTGAAGGATAAAATCATTAACGCCCTGCATTTCGGTTCACCGTTGCCAGTCTTCAAGACGGAAGATAAACTTGGGGATTATTCAAAAACATATCCGTCCTATATTACTGAAACAGACATAAAGACAAAGGTTCTGTTTTTAGATGGGAACCCCAAAGCTTACAACATTGACAAGCTGCTTGAATTTTTGTCCACACAAAAATCTGTTTACATGATTTACTTGCTTGGGATAGACGAAAACAAGAATATTGTCGCCCGTCTGGTTTCTGCGTTCGACGAAAGATTGATAGGTGCTACAAACCTACAACAGCATTGGGCGGGAAGAAATTCAAGGGGTGTTGCACAATTTAACGGAAAGGCGCTTGTTTCAATTCTTGAACAGGATAATGGTTCGTCAATCAATCACTATGAAGCACAGGCATTCTTAAAACAGTTGATTGATAGATAAAAGGCGGTGTCATTATGTCGAAACCTTTTCATGTGATCGCAACGCCGGATGAAAACGGTTATATGGTTACCATTCCTGAAAACCCGAACGTTTCCGCCCGCTGCGCGGATGCTGCCGACATTATACCGACAGCGACGGCAGCAAAGGAACAGGACGAACAGAACAGGCATGAAAAAACCGCTGTCTGTCCGAAATGCGGAAAGACATATACAGGTTATCCGGCAATGTCACGGACAGACAACAAAACGGAAATCTGCCCTGAATGCGGAACCCGTGAAGAGTTGGACGCTGCCGGGGTTGACAAAGCAGAACAGGACAAAATAATAGCAGAAATACAGAAAGCAACGGCGGGCGTTTAAGCCTGCCGTTTGCAATATAAGGTCAGATCGCTTTTGTAACCCTCGAAAACGTCCACGCGGACGATATTATACTTTACGCCTTTATACAGTATCACGTTTTCGGTCGTTATGTCCGTGCGGTAATTGATAACAAACATAACTTCTTCCGTGGTTTGTGTGGTCACTCTGTAAATCTCATTCCCGGAAAGCTGCCGGAAATACGCCCATACTGTCGCAATGGTCACGGTTTCCTTTTTATGGTTCCCGTACTTGTCCGTAACGTATTGAACGCCCTGTATATCTATTTTCTTGTCTTTCAACTTCATGCCGCTGCCCCCTTTCAGATCGCGGTTGTATATTCGTTGTAATGTTCATACAGGCCAACGTAACAATCAAGCAGCGCCGCCGTTCCGTCAATGCGTTGTTTCGGTGATTGGTTCTTGATTGGAACTATATTTCCGTTGCGGTCGGTCTGTATGCCTGTATTGGTCAGGCACCATTTCAGAACGGGGTTATTGTTGTATATGACTTTGTGTGCCTGCAAGTCTGCCCCTAACATCTGCATAGGCAGGGAAAGGGTTTTCGCGCCCTGTATGCAGCGAACCATATTGAAGCCCTGCATTTGCATTTCTTCCACGAAATACCGGGCGGAATAGCTGTCATAATATACCCATGCCGGGAACAGGTCGTATTGCTTCACGGTTTCAAGAAACCATGCTGTAACGTCGGAATAATTGATGCTGTTCCCGTCGCAAAGCCGTAATAAGCCCCGGTCGAACCATTTGTCATAGGGGATTTTGTCTTGCTGTACGCGCTCCGTCAGGCGGTCGGCGGGTATCCAGTACATTTGTGTAATATACTTGTGATCGTCGCCCCGGCGCATGAACAGCAGGCTTGCACAAGTCAGGTCTGTTGTTATGGATAGGTCAACGCCGCCGATACAGTACGCGCCCCGGAACTGTTCAAGGTCGAACGTGGTTTCATTGTTTATGTCGTCAAAGGAAAGCCACGCCGTTTTTACCGTTTCCCGGACGTTGAATTCTTTACACAGAACGCCGGAAAGTTCATTCCGGTTCTGCTTTGCCCGGTCAACTTTCGCGGTCAGGTCGTCCGTTTTCTTGATGCTGCCTAATGCCGGGTTAGCTTTCGCCCACGCTGCCGGGTCTGTCCATTCGCTGCGGTCGTCCAGTTCATACAGAACAGGCAGGAAATGGGGGTCTGTGATAGCCCCGTCCGCCACGCTTGCCGCGTATGAATACATATCATCGAAAATACATTCACGGACGGTTCCGGCGGTCGTTATCATAATAAGCAGCGGTTGACGACGCGCCGCCATGCTCTGCCGCATGACTTCATAAAGGTTTCTGTCCTTTACGCCGTGCAATTCGTCCATGATAACGAATGAAGCGTTTAACCCGTCCAGCGTGTCAGAATTACGGGCAAGGGGCTGAAACTTTGACATTGTGGGTTCATAGTACAGATCGCTTTTGCGCTTCCTGAAATGCTTTGACAGCGCCGGGGACTGCTTTATCATGTTGTGCGCTTCATCGAACAGTAAACGCGCCTGCGCGTATTTTGTCGCGGTGCTGTAAACCTCTGCGCCGCCCTCGCCGTCGCTTGTCAGCATATACAGGGCAAGCCCCGCAAGCAGCGTTGATTTGCCGTTTTTACGCCCTACAAGAAAGAAACTTTCCCGGTATTGCCTGCACCCGCTGTCACGGTCTACAAAGCCGTACAGGGCTTGTATATAGGCTTTTTGGAACAGTTCAAGGGAAATACCATGCCCCGCCCATTCGCCTTTTGAATGCTTGCAGAAACGTTCTATAAAGGCAATCGGACGATTAGCGCGGGTTTCGTCAAAGATATATTGCCCGGACGTTTCGGCGGTCGCTGCCGCAAGACGGGCATATACCTGTTTTACCCGTCTTGAAACAACGATTTTACCGGACTGTATCAAGTTGTTGTATTCTGTGATGTAGTTCATACCGGGGTATTGAATGCGGTCAGGGGGTCAACCTCGGTTTTCGCCTGTACCCGCTTTTCCTGCTCCGCGCACAGCTTCAAATACTGTTTCTGCACGGGCAGACATACCCGAAAAAGCCGGGTGTATTCGTCCGTGTCGCCGTTGTTCCTTGCAGCGGCGATTTCATTTTGCAGGAATAGTAATTCATCATTCAGGAAATTGATTTCCTGCTGTAATTCCTGCTCATAGCTTTCATTCATGGTCGTTTTCCTCGCTTTCTTCTTTCATAAGCTGCAATAATGCAAGCTGCGCGGGAACGTATGCCTGCAATAATGCGGCGGTTTCCTCGTCCGCGAAACTTTCAAATTTCGCCTGCCTGTCCAGTTCTTCGCGGAACCTGCGCACGGTGTTGTAAAGGGTAACAACGGCGCGTTCCCGTTCTGCGTGATATGCTTCTTTCAAAGACTGTTTCATTGCTTTCTATTTCCTTTCTGAATAATGTTTCCGTTTTCATCAAAGGCAAGCCCCGCCGCCGTTGCGCCGCCCTGTCCGAAATGCTCCGCGTTGTGACAGTTCATGCAAAGGGCTTCAAGGTTGCCGGGGTTTAGTGATATTTCCGGGTCAAGCACGTTTTCAGCGGTCAGGTATATTTTATGATGGGCGATTTCGGCAGGCTGTCCGCAACGTTCACAAATGTAATGTTTTGACATAAGGAACGCTTTGGACAGTCGCCGCCATGCTTTCCCGTGGTAGAACTGCGCCCGCGTCATGCCTGCGCCCGTTCCGCCGACAACGCTTTCAAAAGGCTGTCAATAACCCTTTGCAGCTTGTCCGTTTCGGCATTGTCGCCGTAATACCATAGTTGAAGCAGGAACCGCCCCGCCGCCTGCGCTAAGGGGGAATATTCCCCATTTACTGCCGTGTAACCCGTCGTCGCTTCAAGATAGGGCGGAACAGCGGACAGCAAAGCAAAAATCATTGCGTCGTTGTCGCTGCCGTCTATCCGTAAAATGTCGCGGGCTTCTTCAATCGTGAAAATCATTTTGCTTTGCCGTCCTTTCCGGGCAAGGCGGCATTACGCCGCCTGTACCTCTACTTTGACGAACGCGCCCGGAACAATGGGCTTGCCGTCCGCGATGCACAACGCCCGGTAATCAATCAGGCCGCTTGTAAAGCCGCTTTCGCGGGAAACCTCGATTGCCACGCCCTGCGGGATATTCACGCCGTAATAGCGGAAATTCCCGAAAAGGATTGTTCCGGCGGGGATATTGTCGTCAAGTACGATTTCAAAACCGAACAGACGACGAACGCCGCCGCGCTCCGGGTCAGTGAAGAAATAACGGTTTTCGCCGTCTTTGAGCGGGTACACGCTGCCGAACAGGGTTGCCGTGGACATTGCGAACTTTGCCCCGCCCGCATATCCGGCAGGCAGCAGGGCGACGGCTGCAAGCAGGTTGTCGGCGGTCAGTTCCGTTGTCTGAATGCGGTTTTTGTTGTTCCACGTAATGCCGGACAGAATGCCCGTGGGCTGTCCGTTGCCCGTGCCGGAAACAATAGCCGCGCCGATTGCGTCCGCAATGCAGCTTTTCAGTTCGTCGGTCAAATAGCGTTCAAACGCTGTTGTGTCCATGCGCTTGACGGCTGCGGACATGGATAGGATTTTGATAAGTTCGCGCCCGGTGAACGTTACGGCTGCGGTCGTTACGTTCTTGCGCTCCACGGCTGCGCCCTCGGTGTGCCATGCTGCCGCGTCTGTCGGTGTTCCGACAGGGACGGAAAGATTGTTCGGAACAGAGAACAGGCGGATTTCGTTATACAGCCCGTTCACGCCCCGCGCCTGCTTCACAACTTCATTCAGGGTTGTGGTCGGGATAACGGCGGCGGAATTGGACAGGGTATTGAAAGCGTCGGCGCGTTTCTCTGCCTGCGCTGCCGCAAATGCGCGGTTTTCTCCGTCGGTCAGTTCCTTGCCCAACAGGGACTTATAAAAGGCGCTGCGGTATTCCGGGGTGTTGTGGGTGTCGGTGTTGATGCTGCCTTTTTCAAGGCTTGCGGTGATCGGATTAAAATTGCTCATGGTCTTTTCTTCCTTTCCGGCTCTCGCCTGTACATTGGTTTGTGTGTATGCGGCATAATTTACGATGCTGATTTCGTAAATTTTGCTGATTTGGGTAATTGTCCGGGTCTGCGTCTGTTCGTCAAAGGTATAGTTGCCAATGTCGAACGCAAAGGACATTTGCGACAGGTCGCCGCGCTTCACGGCAGCGTATACCGCCCGCGCCTGCTCCGTGTCCGGCAGTTCTGCCGACATTTCAAGCCCCTGTTCTGTGACGATCAGGGAAAGGGTTTTCGGGCTTCTCGCAAGGGGTATCTGTCCGCCGTCGTGATTGGTAATCAATACAATGTCGTCAAGGTCAAGCCCGCGCAATGCGTCCGGGGCGATAACCTCTTTAATTCCGCCTATATCGGCGGGCTGATTGAATACCACGGCAACGCCCGTCAGGGTCAGGGGCTTTTCAGCCGCCCGGACTTCATAACAACGGGTCTGCTTCTCATTCTTCATTTGTGTTTACCTCGATTTCTTCAAGTTGGTATGCGTCCGCCTTTTCAGCGGAAACATAGTTCAGGGATTGCAAACGCCTGTCGCCGTCCTCGACGGGCGGTAATGCCAATAAATGCCGCGCTTCGTTTACGGTCATAAGCCCCAACGGGGCGGCTTCATGCAGCAGCTTGATTTTCGTTTCTGCGCTTGAAAACTCGATGCGCTCCGTCGTGAACGTGATCGCCGCGCCGCTTTTCAGGTGGAATTCCTGCGATAGCTGCAAGGCGAACGGTTCAACAACGTTTTCATAAAACGCGCTGAATTCGTTTTCCGTATAGCTGCCGGAAATGATTTTCCCGTTTACGCCTAAATAGTCGTAAATCTGCCTGTTCACGGCTTCAATCTGTTCTTGCGGGATGCTGTACGGGGTTACATTGGTAGGAACAAAGTCAAAGCGTTGGTCGGTTGCCGCCACGCCGCCGGAATTCGCCGGGTTGAAATAGTCGGCAACGAACTGTTCCTTTTCCGTTTTCACCTGCGCCGGATTGACAAGCGACGTAAATTTCAGAACGCCGCGAATGCTTGTTCCGTTTTTTACGCTTGCTGCAATGCCCTGTGTCAGCGTTTCCGCCGTGTCAAGCAGGGGGAACAACGGCGCGTTCCCGTCGCCTAACAGATCGTTAGTCAGGAAATGCCGCCGTAAATGGACTATATCGGCATAGGGGAACAAAACCTGTCTGCCGTCCGGGAACAGGCAGTCAAGGTATAATGCGCTGTCTGTACCGGGGACGAACTCGACGCTTTGCGGGGTGATCGGGTAAACCGCTGTGATTCGCCCGCCGTCGTCACGGGCAAGCAGCAGGAACGCATTATTGTTCGTGAAGTATGCTGCCGCTGTTTTATATAGCAGGTCATACCCGGACATATAGGCGTTCGGGGCGGTGTTCAGCAGGGTTTCAAGCCCGCTGTCGTCGCTGTGCGCCTGCAATTTCGCCGCGTGTCTGCCGATAGCGTCCACGGCTGCCCGGAATACCGCGTTTCCGTATGCCGTGCCGCTGAAACTGGAAAATGTGTTGTTTATTTCAATCACAGCTTGCGGCGGTTTCTGTTTCTGCCGGAACAGGCTTGATAAAATGCTCATTGGTCAAAACTCCTTTCCTGAAATTGTTTTTTTCTCTGCGGGGGAAAAGAAAGCCCCTGCACCGTTGCCCGGTGCCTGCCGTCAGGGGCTTGCCCCGGGGGTGTCTGTGTTAGGGCTGTTAGGGTGGTTAGGGTAACTTTCCCTATATTGATTTTTTAGTACACCCTATACCTGTGTAGTGTGTTATCAAAAATGCTCATTATAGGAAGTTACCCTAACTGCCCTAACTTTCGCCCGCCTGCGCCCGCTGCCGTCATAGCGGCGGAACATAGCCCGCCCGTGATGTTTCGGGCAGAAGTCCCGGCAACAGATATTGCTTGACGTTCCCCGGCGCTTTCGTTTCAATGCGCAAATCACGGGTTGAAATGCGGGTCAGCGCCTTGCCTATCTGCGCGGGCGTTATCCGATACAGGCGCAAAGCGTCTTTCAGTTCGCTTGTCCTGTACCATTTCCATTTGGAAACGGGCTGTTCCCAATCAAGCGCGTCCATGATTTCGATTTCCCCGGCAATCGGCTTGCTGTAACGTTCATTGCTCTTTTCAAGCGTTGCGCGTTCCTCGCGGGAAAGTCTGAAACCCTGCGGGTCAGTCTTGTAATACTGTTCATATACCTGCGCCCATAGCTGCGTTACCCATTCTTTGGAAAGGCTGTTCAGGCGTTCAACGTCAATATTTCCAACGTGAACCGTCCAAAAACGGCGGCTGCCTGTTTCGTCATTCAAGAATTCTTCCGGGTTTACTGTCGCGCAAAAACTTGTCCGGCGCGGTCTGCGCACGGCTGCGCGGGCATAAGGCAGGCGGTACATATCACGGGCGGCAGTCAGGAACGCTTTCAGCGCGGATTGCTCCCGCTTCAATGTGCTGTCCAGTTCGCCCAATTCTGCAATCAGACTGCCCGTTGCCTGTATGATGGTATCTTTGTTATCGGTATTGATGCTTACACCCTCGGAAAACCAATCTGCTTTCAGGGCAATAACCGCAAAGAACCTTGTCTTTCCTATGCCTTGATTGCCTTGCAGGGTCAGAACGCCGTCAGCGCCCGCCGGGTTGTCGTCGTCATTCAATGCAAGGCTTACTGTTTGCCATAACCATTTAATGACATAGGTGTTGAACTCTATCCCGTCCGCGTCTATATCAAGGATTTCCGGCAGTTCTGCAAGGCGGTCTGTTCCGTCCCACGGGTTAGCGGTTAGCATTTCTTCAAATGGGTTGAAGCGGTTTTTATCTTCAATCAGCACAAGGCAGTCGTCTAAATCCTGCTTTGAACATTTCATATGATGCCGCTTGATATAGTCGGTCAGATACACGGGTAACACGTTCGGCGCGTTGGTCGTGGAAAATTCCGACGGCAAGCCCTGTATATCGACAGCGCCGGAAATGACGTTCAGGCGGACGGTAACGCCCAATTCTGCAAGAATGCGTTCTATGTCTGCGCTTGTTAGGACTTTCTTTTTGCCGCCTGCTGCCGCAAAGTCCATTTGCGCCGCGAATGTCGCCGGGTCTACATAGTCAGGATTTGAAAGAACCTTTTCTTTGTAGCCCGAAACGGCGCTGTTCCATATGGTAGAAAGTTCGCTGTCGTCAAGCGGCGGTTCACAATGCCCGGCTTTCTGATAGAAAAGGCTTTCTGCCGTTCCGTCGTCCATTCCGAAACGCTTTAGCATACTAAACGCATAGCGGGAAAGCGTCGCGTTCCTGCACCCGTCCGGGATAACGGCGGCTTCATCGTTCACGCGCTGTTCAAGCTGTTGCATGAACTCGTCAATGCAGATTTCGCCGGGGTAGTAAATCGGTTCAAGCGGGCTTTCAATCCCGAACATGAAATGCGCCGGGTCTTTTGCCTTTTCATCGAACTGCGGGAAATGCTCAATTATGGCATTTCGCAATTTCGCGCTTTCCCCTGCGGTTTCTGCTTTTCTGCTCCGTGGGAAATAGTAGTGATGTTTCGGACGGGCAGGCAGGCCGTTTTTCTCTTTCATATGGTTCCTTGACGGAATTGCTATGAATTCAACGCCCGGAAAGGCTTTGTGTACATCTTCCGGGGTTTTCCATTCTTCCGGCGGTATGTCGGGCAGCATTGGGTTATTCTCTTTGTTGTCGCAATCCGTAATCACGCAATCCTCTTCAACAAAGTCTTTTATAGCCCTGTGCGCTGCAATCATGCCGCCCTTGCTGTTTTTCCCGTCCTTGAAAAGTCCTGCGGTATGGTCGAACTTTGCGGCTTTCATCAGATCGGCGGGGCAGGTGATAGGCGCTTCATATGGATAGCTTGTATTAGTCTTTCTGCCCCGGACGTTTGACAGGTGCAAGGTGAAAGGCTTATTCAAACTTTGCGTCATACAGTCCGCCCCCTTTCTTTAAGTAGTCAGCAAAGATTTCCCGTGTGATATAGCAGCGGTTTCCTACCTGTATAACGGGAAACGCTCCGCGCTTCACAAGTGTTCTGATTGCGTATTCCGGGAACTGGAATTCTTTCGCGGTTTCCTTGATGGTCAATGCGGGTTTCTCCACGGTCGCGCCCCCTTTCTGTAAAATTCGCTTTTATTGTACGTTTATATTGACAAAGGCGTTTCCCCTGTCTATAATTGCATTATAGCAGGTCTAACCGCTAAGTCAATATTTCTTGAACTTACTTGAAGATGTTCAAGAAAACCGTCATTAGAAAGGAAAAAGAAGATGCCGAAAACAAGAAAAGGTTCGTCAATCGAACTCTATAATTCCCATTTTGCGGCAACGCTGCGCGAATTGATGGAAAAGCACGGGACGACACAGAAAGAACTTGCCGATGCCGTGGGCGTTCGTCCGCAAACCCTTTCCCTATATACAACGGGGGAAACACAGCCCAACGTGGACAAGCTGTTGAAGATCGCGGAATACTTCAACGTAACAACGGATTTCCTTATTACAGGAACCATTCTTGAAGATATTCCCGTGCGTGAAATGCTCGGACTGTCGGAACGGACAGTTGAAAACATGAAACTGATAAAAGACGGGTATTTTGAAGATGCTCCCTATATGCTTTCTGTGCTTGATCGTCTGTTAGGTGATAAAGATTTTTACCTTGCGTTGGAACAGGCGGCGACATGGTACGGCAGAAAGCAGCAGATTGAAGCAGCAGGCGGCGACACAGAAAGCGAAAGCGAATTCTGCGAATGGAAAGCTGCAAAATACATGGAAACATATTTGCTTGACTTCATGCGGGCAAATATGAATATACAATAAGAAAGGGTGGTTTTATGGCAAGTATCAGAAAGCGCGGCGACACGTACACCATAACCGCATACATGGGTTATGATGAAACCGGAAAGCAGCGCAAGAAAACAACAACGTTCCGCCCACCGGACGGGGTAACGCCGGGAAAGGCGGAAAAACTCGCAAAGCAGTTCGCGGCGGTGTGGGAAGAAAAAATCAGGGGTTACGTTGCCCTTGATGAAAACAGGACGTTTGCAGAACTCGCGGAATGGTACTATTCCACGGTTGCGCCGTCCACGTTGAAACCAAATGTTCTTGTGAACTATCAGAAAGGCATATATGACCATATCATGCCTGTAATCGGGCGGGAAAAGTTGAAAAACATCACGCCGCTCATGCTCGACAGTCTGTTTGCAGAATTACAGAAATCCGGCAATATGGAAAGTTCTTTCAGGCTGAAAGATAAATCCATTCTTGACGGTGTGAAGCGTGAAGAATTTGCAGCAAAAGCAGGGGTCAGCCGTTCTATTGTGTTTAACGCGCTTGCAGGAAAAACCATGCGGCGGGAAAATGCGGAAAAGATCGCTGCCGCCCTTGATATGAAGCTCGACAAGGCTTTTGACGATGTGACAGAAAGGCGTGGTCTTTCCGGGGCTTCTACAAACAAGCTGAAATTGAACCTGTCGGCAATCTTCACGGCAGCGGTCAAGAAAGAAATCATGCGCCGGAACCCGTGCAAGTTGGTAACGCCGCCGAAAGTGGACACAGCGCCCGCCGCATATCTCGATGAAGCGCAATGCCACAAGCTGCTTGATTTGCTTTCACAGCAGGACGATTTTCAGTTTGAAGTTATTATCAATCTGTTCATTGCGTCCGGCATTCGCGCCGGGGAACTGTCCGCTTTATATTGGGAAGATATAAACCTTGATACAGGCATGATGTTTATACGGCATACGCTTGTTCACGTCGGCGGGGAATACGTCAGGCAGGAACCGAAAACGGCAGACAGTACGCGCCGCATTATTCTTCCTGAATACATTATCGGTCTGTTGAAGAAACACAAGGCAAAGCAGGCGGAACGGCGGTTCAAGATGGGCGGACGGTACAAAAACCCGGATTTGGTGTTCACAAATAAGTCAGGCGGTTTCTATCTCGGCACAAACATGAACGGCAAGTTGAAAAAGGTCATTGCCGGAACGGACTTGCCGCAAGACTTACACCTGCATTCAATGCGCCATACTCATGCGTCACTTTTGATTAACTCGGACGTTGCGGCGCGGGTGATCGCGGACAGGCTCGGACACAGTACCACGAAAACGACGCTTGACACGTACAGTCATGTATTTGCGGAAAGTGAAGCGCGGGCAATGCAGGCCATTGATATGGCGTTGTTCCGGCAGGCAAAGTAATAAAGGGTATGAAAAAAACCGCCGTGAAGCGGTTAAAATTTGTCGCTTATTTGTCGCTTAAACCTGCTAAAAGTAGCTTATTGAAATAAGACGATATTCAATCGGCAATCAATATTTAGTGCCTTTATAATCTAATATCATACTATATATTGTGGTTCGTTGGGTATCATGGGATATCGTTTTATTTGAATATACTCCGAGAAGGAAAGCCATGCTACTCATTCCCGTTCCTGATCCTTATTGAGATGATGGCCCTGCCGGCAGTTCTTGCACTTGGGGAGAGGAGCAGTGAGAAAAAAGCATTCGATCTGAGGTGCGCTGTACCTGTCTGTCTCTTGTGCATCATTGTGGCTTGTGGTTTACAGAATTACAAGGTGAACAGATCCGGTGTCATTTATCAGCAGTCGATCAACGCATATACCGGTAATAAGGAACGTCACACTATAGATACCGGAAGCACTCTGACACAGGAATTCTCACCGAGGTACGGA